GGCGATTGACCAAGTACCCCCACCTATCCCTTTACGGGGGGTGGGGAGAAAAGTCGAAAAAGCCGCTTAATTATGGCAATTAAATGGCAACTTTATCCGGTTACATCACGGAAGTTCGTAGGCTGCTGCATGATGCCAACGGAAACTTCTATTCTGACTCTGAACTAACGGACTACATTAATGAAGCCCGTAAGCAAACAGTTAGGGATACTGGTTGTCTAAGAAAAATCCAAGTATCACAAACTCCAATGTCTCCCGTAGCGGGTGGAGCAAATCCTGTTGCTTGGACTGCTGGTGCTACTGTTGCGTTAAATGACTACGTATTTTCAAATATTTTCATTTACAAAGTAACTGTAGCTGGTGTTTTAGGAACTACAGCACCTCCTTATCCAGCATCAAATTATGCGTATCCCCCAACAACACCATTTACTGACGGAACTGCTACGCTGCAATATGCTGGTAATTGCGAAAAATTACCTTACGCATCATTCCCTGACAGCATAAATACGATTGATATTTTAAATATCAACATTTATTGGGGAAACAGTCGCATTCCTTTGCAGTATTTGCCGTGGACTCAGTTCAACGCTCAATTACGTTATTGGCAAAACTACATAGGTAGGCCAGTAGCATTCACTGTTTATGGACAGCAGACAGCCTTTATCTCTCCTGTTCCAGATCAGGTGTACACCCTTGAGATGGACACGGTTGTGCTGCCTGATGACCTTGTTTCATCTAACGAGGTTGATGTTCTTATTGAGCCATACACTACGCCAGTAGCTTACTTTGCTGCTCATAAAGCGAAGTTTAAAGAACAGAGTTATGGGGAATCTGAAATTTACAAACAACAATATGCACAAGAAGTTCGTAGTGTTCTGGTTACAACCATGACACGACGTATTCCTAACCCTTATAGCACTCCATTTTAATTATGGCTGCGGCTGAACAAAAAAAGTCGTACAAAGTAATTAAGCAATTTCGTGGCGTAAACACGAAAGCAAACCGTACTGCTTTAGAGGAAGGTGAGTTTTCATGGCTAGAAAATGCCATGCCTATTGGTTATGCAAATATTAAAACTATATCAGGCGAAAAAAATACGGCAGTAACATTTGCAAATGTTGCTAGTACATTGGTTTCCGCAAACATAAACAACAAAGACTATCAACTTGCATTTCAAGAAGATGGTCGTTGTGAGTATGTTGATGTAGAGACAAACACAAAAGGAAATGTTGCTGTTAGTGGTACTTTTTCAAACTCAAGGGTCAACATAACGCAGTTTAAAGATGAGCGCGTTCTAATCGGTGATCCTGATAATGGTGTTTACAGTTGGGATGGTACTAACCTTGTCTCTATTGGTTCCGTTGGATTCATAGGAATTACTAATGGAGGAACTGGCTACACGACTACACCTTCTGTAGTTATTTCAGCTCCTAATGAAACAGGTGGCGTACAAGCTCAAGCAGAAGCCATTTTGACTGCTAATGTAGTTACTGGAATTTCGATTACTGAGGCAGGTGTTGGTTATACATCGTCACCAACGATCACTATATCTGGTGGTGGTGGAAGTAATGCGGCAGCAATTGCTGGTATTTCTACATTTAAAAGGGGAACCGTAACTGTATTGGTAACTAATGGTGGTACTGGTTACACAAATGTTTCCAATACAACGGTAACTATAAGTGGAGGCGGCGGTGCAAACGCTGCTGGTACAGCTATTTTGGCTGGTGGTCAGGTAATCCAAGTGATTATGACCAACAATGGCACTGGCTATACCAACTCATCTAATATTAGTGTGACTATTGCTGGCGGTGGTGGCTCAAATGCAGCCGCTAAAGCTATTATCAACAGTAATCCAGTTACAGGCATACAAACATTTTCAGGGCGGTCTTGGGTAGCGCAAGGGCGTTCTGTAAGCTACTCGGCTGCTGGCTCATATTCTGATTTTGTTAGCTTGTCTTCTGGCGTATTTACAATTACAGACGCAACTCTGCGAAGCAATATTACTCAATTACTGTCTGCCAACAATTTTCTGTACATTTTTGGTGAGGACAGCATTAACGTGTTCTCGGATGTGCGTGTAGATCAGACAGGTATTACTTTATTTACAAATACAAACATTAGTGCTTCTGTAGGATCACGTTTGCAGTACGCAATATTTCCTTATTTCCGTTCTGTTTTGTTTATGAACGAATATGGCGTATATGCTCTTGTTGGCTCTACTACATCAAAGATTTCTGATCCACTTGACGGGCTGTTCCCAAATATAGATTTTTCTACGGCAACAGTTACGGCAGGTCAAGTATTGTTAAATAGCATATTATGTGCTGCGTTTAATATACGGTATAACGACTCTGGAACATATCGTTACATACAAGCAATATTTTTTGAGAAGAAATGGTTTTTTTCTAATCAAAATAATATTAAGCTAATATCTTCTATTGCTACAGGCGGTAAGATTAAATTCTTTGGCACAAATGGCACTAATTTTATTGAGTTATATGGCGATGATACTGTTGCAGTAGATATTATTTTAGAAACATCATTAGATGCAATGGGTGATCCCATTCGTGATAAACAAGCATTGAAGATTGGTATAGAGGCAACGCTAGGCTCTTCTCCTACAAATCTTACTGCTTATGTAGATTCAGAGTCGGCGCAGTCTCCAGCTATACAATTTCAAAATGCAATAGAGTGGACAAATAATTCAAGCCAAGAAATACAGTGGTCTAATAATGTTAATGCAATTATTAGTTGGCTTGCTAATACGTCTCCGGGAGCTGGCTATTATTTATACAAATCTGACGCTGAGATGTGGGGTAAATATTTAGGTATAACTATTAATAGCACATCAACACCAATTGTTATTAACGGTTTCCAATTTGAACATGAACTAAGAACGAGGTTCTAAAATGCCAGTGCCAAATACTTTTGCGAATGCAACAACAACTATCCCGTTATCTAATTTAGATAACAACTTTGCTACGCCAATAACTATAGGCAATACTGCTGTTCAGCTTGGTAATACCGTTACTACGCTAAATAACATGACATTTGCTAATGTCACTATTAGTAGCGTATCTACGCCTCTTACCGCTGCTCAAGGTGGAACAGGTCTAACTACATTAGCTTCTGAGAATGTCATTATTGGTAATGCTGCAAGCGCAGTCAAAACTGTAGCTCCGGGTACGTCAGGAAATGTTCTGACATCAACAGGATCAGTTTGGGAGAGTCAAGCTCCGGGCGCTATTACTGGAAACGTCACTATTGGTAACACCACTATTGCATTAGGTGGAACAGCAACAACAGTAGGAAACTTAACACTTACCAACGTCACAATAAGTAGTGGAACAGTTACAGGCACAGTATCCAATGCCACTAGCGATAGCGCTAATGTTGTGGGTTACATGGGCATACCGCAAAACAGTCAGAATGGTAGTTACAACGTAGTTATTGGTGATTCTGGTAAACATATTTATCACCCAACTGGTCAAGCAGCAGCTACTTACACTATCCCTGCAAATGGAAACGTATCGTTTACGGTAGGTTCGGCAGTTACCATTATTAATGGTTCAGCAAATAATGTAAGCATTGCGCTAACAACAGACACTCTTTATTTGTCTTCTAATGGTGCTACTGGAACTAGAACACTTACCCAATGGGGTGTTGCAACAGCAGTAAAAATTACCAGCACATCGTGGGTCATTTCTGGATCGAATTTGACATGACAGGCATCTTACAAGCATTGTTGATGGGCAGAGTTGCTGCTGCTGGGATTGCTGTTGAATATCTTGTCGTAGCTGGTGGCGGCGGTGGTGGTGATAATACGGCAGGTGGTGGTGGCGCAGGTGGATTCAGAACTGCTACTGGCTTTACCGTTTCTTCTGGAGTGTCACTAACTGTTACTGTTGGTGGTGGTGGTAACAGAGAAACAAATGGCAGTGATAGTGTATTTGATACCATTACATCAATAGGCGGCGGTAGAGGCGGTGAACAAAGTACGGCAGGCGGCACTGGTGGTTCTGGTGGAGGCGGTGGCTATGCTAGTAATGGGGGTGCTGGAACTTCAGGGCAAGGAAATGCTGGTGGTAATGGCAATGCAGGTGGTGGTGCTCCTTATGCTTGTGGTGGCGGTGGAGGTGCGAATGCAGCAGGTCAAACTGGAATAGCGACTGGCGGCGGAACTGGTGGTGCTGGCGGCAATGGAAAAGCATCATCAATCTCAGGCTCGTCAACTACATACGCTGGTGGTGGTGGTGGTGGTGCATACAGCGCACTAGGTGGAGTAGCGGGGGCTGGTGGCTCTGGTGGTGGCGGTGCTGGTAGTGCTAATGCAACCGCAGCAACTAGCGGAACTGTAAACACTGGTGGTGGCGGTGGCGGCGGTGGAGCAGGAGGTGGTGGTGTTGGAGGAAGTGGCGGCTCTGGCATAGTAATTATTTCCTCTCCAGTGGCAGCAGCTTCTACGATAGGATCACCAACAGTTACAACCGTGGGAGCAAATACTGTATACAAATTTACAGCTTCAGGTTCAATTACGTTCTAAGGGTTAGATATGGCTCACTTTGCACAATTAAATGAAAACAACATAGTGACTCAAGTTATTGTTGTTCATGACAATGACTGCCTTGATGAAAATGGAAATGAATTAGAAAGTGTTGGCATTAATTTTTGCACTAACTTGTTTGGTGGTGTTTGGAAACAAACCAGTTACAACGGAAAAATTCGAAAGAATTATGCGGGTATTGGATTTACATACCATGCAGACATTGATGCCTTTGTTCCTCCGCAACCATACCCATCGTGGACGCTTAATGCTGATGCAAGCTGGCAGCCTCCAGTAGCAATGCCGACTGACGATCAAATGTACTCATGGAACGAATTAGCACAGGCTTGGGAGGTACAAAATGGGAATTAATGCGTTTACAAAAACAGGTAACACTGTCACGTTTTTAGCGGCAACGACCGCACCTACGGCAGTTCAATGTCTTTCAAGTACGTTAGGTGGAAACCAATATCGCGTTATAAATGCTGGTACTGGAATGGTGTTTCTTGGTTACGGAATTACTGCTGATGCTGCTAATAGCGCGGCTACGCTGGTAAGTAGCAGCCAACAAGCGTTTCCATTGTTGCCAAGCACAGACGAGATATTGACGTTTGTACCAAATGCTTACTTCACGGGAGTAACTGCTTCTGGTACGGCGACTGTTTACATTACTCCGGGAGATGGTTTGTAGACCATCATGGGAGTGAATATGTTATCTAGAGGTGCGAAATGTTAAAAACGGCTGGTGGCGGTGGTATAGCGACAGGAACACTGTCTTATCAAGGCACATGGGATGCCAATGCAAACTCGCCAGCACTTACCTCTAGTGTTGGTACACAAAACCATTATTACGTTGTCAGTGTTGCTGGTACAACTAATCTTAATGGTATTAATGATTGGCAGATTGGTGATTGGGCGATATTTAATGGCTCAGTCTGGCAGAAGATAGATCAATCTCCTGCTGTGCAGTCTGTTAATGGTCAAACAGGTGTAGTAGTTTTAAATGCCGCTAATGTGGGTGCTGCGGCAAACACAGTCAATGTCATTGCTGGCACTGCATTAAGTGGTGGTGGTGCGTTGACAGGTAATGTCACACTCAACTTAGCAAATACCGCAGTCTCCGCTGGAAGTTACGGAACCGCAACTGACGTTTCTCAAATCACAATTGACGCACAAGGCAGGATTACAAACGCTGCTAATGTTGCTATTGCTATTTCCACTGCAAATGTGTCTGGTCTTGGCACGATGGCAACTCAAAATGCCAATGCTGTGGTTATTACAGGCGGTAGCGCAACATTGTCAAATGTTACTATTACTGCTAATTTATATGCTAACTTAGCAACAAGCAATACGGCTGCAATGCCCGATCCTAGCTTGCCACTTGCTCCTGAAGGCTATGTAACAATTATTGTTAATGGAACAGCAAAAAAAATTCCTTATTACGGTGTTTAAAAATGGAACCTCAATTTTTAATTAATGTTCTTTTCATGGTGGCAGGTAGTGCTTTTGGTTGGATATTAAATAATATTTCACGTTCAATTATTAGAATTGAAGACAGAATTGCTGAAATGCCGATGATTTATGTCAATCGTGATGATTACAGAAACGACATACAAGACATAAAAGGAATGCTGAGCAAGATATTTGATCGTTTAGAAAACAAGGCTGACAAATGAATATGGATGGATTGAGCATCGTCAAGTTTGGCGATGTTGATTCATTGCAAGAGTTTTTGTTTGAGAACGGAATGCAGCACAAATTGTTTCGTGAGATTTTAATGGATGAAGGGAAAACGGTTCCTGCGTATCCGTTGATGGAAGCCAATACTGACAATCTTGATGATTGGTTAATGGCGCATCAGGTAGAGCATCAATCGTTTGCTGGCTATTTAAATCTAAATAATCCTTTTAATTTGCTTGATGTTGATTGGAATAAAGAAGAAGCTTTTTATGATTGGATAGCTAATCACTATTACATTCATACGCAGATAGTTGCAGCTTTAGGTATTTCAACAACAAATTAAAATAGGCTATTTATATGGCAACTTCAAATTCTGTACCTAGCGCGGCTCTAGCATTTGAACTTGCTAGATCAGGCGATATGGCTGGCGCACAAGCAATGCTTCAGGCTGCGGCAGCTTATAACGCTGCTCCTGTTGCGCCTCCATCTCAGTACGATTATGGCCCATTTCTACCGCCAAGTTATGTGCCGCCTACTGCTGCTCCTGTTACTGCTCCTCCTGCTGCTGAACCTACTATATATATTGGTAGTCAACCTACTTCTTATTCCACAACGACTACTGCTGCGCCTCCTGTTGCGCCTGTTGTTGATACAGCTCCACCAGCGGTACAACAAACACAACCTACTGCCGCAGTTACTTATCAACAAGCAATAGCGTTTAGAGATAGCCCAATAGGTTCTCAAATACCACGTATTGAAAGACTATTACGTCCTAGTAATTGGAATAATTTAAACGGTGATTTAAAGTCAAAATATTTAAAAGAAATTGGGGAGGCTATAAATGATCCTATTAAATATAGTTCTGATCGACTAAAAGAAGACGCTGCTTCTTATTTGGTTTTTCAAAATATACCCGGTGGCGGTGGTACTGCAAAAGCTGAAGCTAGAGACTTAAAAAGTAATATTGATAAGTACGTTACTTTTTTACAAAACAATGGTCAATCACAGGCAGCAATTGAATCAATAGTTACTAAAGGTTCTATTGAAGGAGCAAAACGGCTAGAAGAACAAGTAGATAGGATGAGTGACGTTTCTGTGATTGATAGAATTGCAGACTTTGGTTTACAAGTTGGTTTAGCAACAGCTACCGCTGGTCTTAGTTTGCCAGCACAAATTGGAGTTAATGCAGCATTGCAGTTAGCTAATGATGCAAATCCAGCAGATATTGTTAGAAATGTTGTTGCTACTATTACTGCAAATAGCTTAACTTATGGAATACCCGGAATTGAATCTTCTAGGATAATTCCAAAAACATTAAATGAAATAAATACAGCAATAGCTAATCTTGCTCCAAATACTATTAGCCCTACAGTTGCAAGCGCATTAATAAATGCGGAA